GTTTTTTTAATGGAGTACGCCCAAGCGAGCGGAAATGGGGGGCATCTTGAAAATTCAAGATGGTGATATAGTCTGATCTCATTGGTAACAATGAGCGGCGAAAGCGGTGTAAGATTAACGACCTTACATGAACACAAATGGGAATGAACACCACTGGCTTAAAAAAAGATTCTTTGATGTTAAGAACGATCCTGATATATTAGCTATCACAACCAATTATAAGTGTAATGAATGGCTAGATGAAGCCGATTTAAGATTGTTCGATAACATGAAGGAGAAAAATCCTAGGCGATATCAAGTTGCAGGATTAGGCAATTGGGGTATTGTTGATGGATTGGTTTATGAGAATTGGAAAGAAGAAGAATTTACACTAGATCAAGTCATCAACTGTGATTCTGTAAATGGTATTGACTTTGGGTATACAAATGACCCTGCTGCAGTTTTTATAGGTTTCATTGATACAGAACATAAAAAACTTTATGTTTGGGATGAAATTTATAAAAAAGGTCTTTCCAATAAAAAGCTATATGAAGAGATTGAAAACGCGCATTATCAAAAGAAGTCTTTCACAGCAGACTGTGCAGAACCTAAGTCGATTGATGAACTTAGGTGTTATGGTCTTCGTGTTGAAAAATCACAAAAGGGAAAGGATTCCATCACACATGGGATTCAATATATTCAAGATTTCGAAATCATCATTCATCCTAGATGTGTTAATTTCATAACTGAAATTGGTAACTATACATGGGATGAAGATAGATTAGGAAACAAAATAAATCGTCCAATTGATGATTTTAACCATTTAATGGATGCAATGCGTTATGCAGTTGAAAAATATACATTTGGACGAGTTAAATTAAGGACATTTAAAGGAGGTATTTAATGAACGCATACATTATTAAACCGGATACGATATTTAAGCTATCTGACGATAAAGACATCATTAATATTGAAGTGTTGAATGGATTGATAACAAAACATAAATCGTTAATAACAGATAGGTATAAAAAGCTATATGATGCCTATATTGGCGATTATCCGATCTTACATCAAAAAGATAAAGAATCTTATAAACCAGATAACCGTGTGGTGGTCAACTTTGCAAAATACATTGTTGATACATTCAACGGTTTTTTTATTGGCGTTCCTATCAAAGTATCTTCTAAGAAAAAAGAAATTGATGATTATATCAACTTGCTAGATAAATACAATGATCAGGACGACAACAATGCAGAACTATCTAAGATTTGTAGTGTTTTTGGAAAAGGATATGAATTGTATTTCAATGATGATTATGGAAATCTAGGGATTACCTATTTAGATCCAAGAGAAGGCTTCATGGTTTATGATGAATCAACAGTTCAGAAACCTAGATATTTCGTAACATATCAGATTGTAGACGAGGTTATGCGTGGGTATATCTATGACAAAACATATAAGTATGAGTTCAACGATAAAGGCGGTATTCATATATTTAATGGCGTAGAGCATGGATTCAACGATATTCCTGCAACCGAATTTATTGAGAATGAAGAGCGTATGTCTATTTTTGAATCTACATACAGTTTGATCAATGCCTATAACAAAGCAATGTCAGAAAAAGCAAATGATGTTGATTATTTTGCAGATGCCTATTTAAAAATCTTAGGTCCGAAAGTAGAAGATTCAGATTTGGTACACATTCGTGATAATCGAACAATTAACTTTGAGTCAATGGATGGAAGCGGTGATGGAATCGTAGTCGATTTTATGTCAAAGCCAAATGCAGATGCAACTCAAGAGAACCTTATCAACAGATTGGAACGTTTAATCTTCCAAAACTCAATGGTAGCCAATATTAATGATGAGAACTTTGGAACGTCATCAGGTATTGCATTGAGATATAAACTTCTTTCTATGTCAAACCTGGCAAAGGCGAAAGAGCGAAAGTTCACATCTGGAATGAATCGTAGATATCGTGTCTTATTTAGTAATGCGATCACACATCGTTCTGAGAATGACTGGCTTGAGGTTGAATACAAGTTTACACAAAATTATCCTGCAAACTTATTAGAAGAAGCACAGACTGCTGCACAATTATCAGGAATCGTATCGCATGAAACCCAATTGTCGTTTATCTCGGCAGTTGAGGATACAAATGCCGAATTGGAACGTATCAAAAAGGAAGATGAGAATGATATGGTAGAAACTGAAAACCGAATCTTCCAAAATAATGAGGATTCACAAAACGATGAGCAATAAAACATATTGGCGAGATCGTGAGCTTGAATGGAAAAAGAAACGCTTAAAAGATGAAAAGCAATATGCGGATGAGATACAAGAAATATATGCAAATATGATGGATTCGGTTGAAAAGGAAATCGAATCCTTTTTTAGTCGCTATGCAAATAAAGAAAACATTACTATGGCAGAAGCTAAAAAAAGAGTTTCAAACATAGATATTGAGGCATATAAAAGAAAAGCTAAGAAGTATGTAAAGGAAAAGAACTTTTCAGATGAAGCCAATAAACAGATGCGATTGTATAACCTTGTAATGAAAGTCAACCGATTGGAGCTTTTAAAAGCAAACATTGGATTAGAGCTTGTGGCAGGTCATGACGAATTGAAATCTTATACTGGACAAAAGCTTGAAGGAGCCTATTTAGAAGAACTCAAACGTAATGCATCTATCTTAGGCAATACTGTGATTGACAATGCGAAGATGGCCAAAACAGTAGCAGATTCATCTTTTAAGAATGCAACCTTTTCAGAACGAATTTGGGTAAATCAAGACCAGCTAAAAAACAGTTTATCCAGTGTTCTATCCAGTGCATTGATTCAAGGCAAGAATCCTAGAGAGTTTATACCTCAGATACGAAAGAAATTCGATGTATCAAGATGCAATGCAGAAAGATTGTTGCGAACAGAAATCGCACGAGTTCAAACACAAGCACAGGCAGAATCTTATGAAGCTAACGGAATAGATGAGTATGAATATGTAGCCTGTGGCTTAAAAGATGTGTGTCCATTGTGTAAAGAAGTGGATGGTAAAACATTCAAGCTTAAAGACATGGAAATTGGAAAAAATGCACCACCTATCCATCCAAATTGTCATTGTGCGCTCGCACCACATTCAGACCGTAAGGAGTATGAAAAGTGGCTAGATGGCCTAGCTAATGGAGAGCATAGTCTAAGGTTTGACGAGTGGAAAAGTATTGATTTTAATACTCAAATAGAGCAACACAAAAAAGGAAACAAAGTAAATATTACAAGCCAGGCTATAAACAAAATAAAAAATGTTAGACCAACAGGGTATACAGAGGATGAAGCTCATGAGTCGATGCTTGTAAGACAAGAATTATTATCCTATTCAAAGAAGTACAATAATAGCAATGAAGTCTTAGCACTAAGAAAAATAACTAACATCGAGAAGACACCGACAAATTTTGTAAAAGGTACAGAGGATAGTGTAGACTTTTTAGGTGATTCAGATACATTCCATTTATTAGTTTCTTCTGATGAACGAACATTGGAATTAGTACATAATCATCCTGGACTGTCTTATTTTTCTATGAATGACATAAATGTTTTTATGACATATCCTTCTATAAAAACAATGATAATTGTTACAAATCAAGGAAAAACTAGGTATATCAACAAACTCGATAACTTTAATTTTATAGAAGCAAAATCTGTTATGAAAGATATACTTGAAAAGCACAAAGATAAAGATGTTGCTATTGAAAAGTTCCTAAAAAAAGGCTATAGTTTTGGTGTAGAAAGGAACTGATAACTATGAAAAATAAACCAGTTTTAGATGGCAAAATAACTGACGATAAAGTTTTTTTTGAAAATCTTTTGGAAGATTGGCAGAATGCAGAAGTTTTATATAAAAACTGGGATAAAATTTCAGAGAAATTCAGAAAAAACAAAGAAAACCTTTCCGATGTTGATTTACCAAAGAATATTATTGACTCTTTAGTTTACTAAATGATGAGCATTAAAAAAATATGATGTAATTATGGTCACTCAAACGAGTGGCCTTTTATTATGCAAAGGAGTGATACTATGGATTATTATTTCACACGTGGTGAAGATAGATCAGAACAAATTAAGAAGCATATAAAAGAAGCAGCTCAAAGCATTATTGATCATGCAGATGATATTGTGGATCAATATGATTTGCTAACAGATTTAAAGATAGAAATGAATTTAAATCCTGATAACAACTGGCTTCCAAAAGTGCAAGTTAGTTCTAGTTTTGTATCTGAAAGAACTATTAAGTTAAAAAAGACAAATGAAACAGGTGATATTATGTGATAAAAATTAAGATTAAACAGACAGAAAGTGATTGCCTGATTGAAGTACATGGCCATGCGCATTACGCTCCGATAGGAAAAGATATCGTCTGCAGCGCTATCTCAGTACTATTTTTGACATTGGCCAATTCAATCGACGAAACATCCGATGCACTTTGCAGATATTACGAACCTGATAAAGATAGCAAGACGTTGTATATCTCAGGTTTGGACCTTGCTGGAGAATTAGCAATAAATTTCTTCATAATAGGCTGCAAAGGCACAGAAGAAGCATATCCTGAATGTGTGGAACTGAGAGATGTGTAATCACAAATATTTGGAGCGTGTCGAAAAAGTTTATTTTGACAAGTGGCTAGAGTGCATCGTTGAAGTACGTAATCAACGGTGCATTTTTTGTGGAAAAGCCAAGACTTATAAAGTCTACATATCCACACTACCAAACAAGACCAAGCATTCACGTCGTTAAACTGTATGGGTTATAGGCCAAGCATTTAAGCCTTTAAAAGATATGGGAATGACAAGCAAAGTCAGAAAAATAGGAGGAAATATAAATATGAAAAAATTCAATGACAGACTACCTTTTTGCTTACAACTTTTTGCGGATGAAAATTCAAGCGAGAATGAGAGTACAGAAACAAAAGATACTCAATCAACTGAAGAACAAGACAACCAAGAAAAAGACAAATCATCTGAAAAGAAATATTCAGATAAAGATTTGGATGCGATTCTTGATAAAAGATTTGCACGTTGGAAAGCAGATCAAGAAAAAGAAAAAGCAGAAGCTAAGCGCTTAGCCGACATGAATGCTCAAGAACGAGCAGAAGCAGAACGTGACAAGGTAAAAAAAGAGTTGGATGAATTGAAAGCAAAAAATGCGATTGCAGAAATGACAAATAAAGCACGCAAAATGTGCACAGAGCACAATATTAACGTTGGTGATGACCTTTTATCTGTTCTAGTTAATCAAGATGCAGATAAAACAAAGAAAGCGATTGATGCATTTGTTAAGATGTTTGAATCTGAAGTAGAAAAAGCAGTTAAAGAAAAACTGAAAGGCAACGGTCCTAAACGTGGAGGTTCAAACAAAGGGGTAACTCGTGAATCAATCTTGAATATCACTGATCCAATGGAAAGACAACGCATGATTGCGGAAAATATGGATTTATTCCAGTAATAGAAAAAGGAGAACTAACATATGAAAAAAATTTATAAAGGTATGAACTTGCAAATGTTTGCAGCACCTACAGGATTAACAGGAGCAGATAACATCCAAGTTAGAGCACATGAAATTGATTTTGTTACTAGTTTTGGAAAGAATATCCAAGCTTTATTGAATGTATTAGGAATCATTCGCCCAATTCGTAAAGCAAATGGTTCTGTTTTAAAAACAAAGAAAGTAACAGGAACATTACAGGATGGAAAGGTAGCAGAAGGTGAATCTATTCCATTAAGCGAATACAAAGTTGAAGAAGAAGTGTTCGATACAATTCGAATCGAAAAATTCCGCAAAGCCGTATCTATTGAAGCAATTGCAGAAAAAGGTTTTGAAGCTGCAGTATCTGATACAGATGAACAATTCCGTATTGATTTACAAGATAACATCACTAATCGCTTATATAAACAGTTGAATTCAGGTAGCTTAGTAGGACATGAAGCTACTTGGCAAATGGCTATCGCAATGGCAATCGGTAATGTTAAACACAAATTCCAACAGATGAAACGAAATACTACTGGTATTGCCGTGTTCGTAAATACTTTGGATGCTTACCGCTATTTAGGAGAAGCTAAAGTATCTATGCAGACTGCATTCGGTTTAACATACATTAAGAGCTTCTTAGGAGCAGATATTGTATTCTTAACAGACCGAGTTGCAGAAAAAACAGTAGTAGCCACTCCAATGAACAACATCATTGCATATTATGTAGATCCAAGTGATTCTGAATTTGTAAAAGCAGGACTTTCATATACTACAGATAGTACTACTGGCTTCTTAGGATTCCATGTAGAAGGAAACTATGATCGTGCTATTTCTGATATGTTCGCTATCATGGGATTACGTTTAATGTGCGAATATCAAGATGCAATTGCACACTTTGCAGTAGGCGATGCAAATACTCAAACATTGCGTAATTTAACATTAACGGCTTCTAAAGGTGAAGAAACAGGAACAACAAAAGTAGCGGTTGCAGAACAGTTACAATCCATGAAGAACAAATTCAAATATAAGGTTGGAGCTTCTGAAGATACTGTTGCTTATGGTGCAGATGTAAAATCATGGAAGAACTTCGAAGAAGGAGCAGATATTAAAGCAGAAGCAACTAATCACTGTACTGTAGTTGAATGTGATCAAAACTATAAAGCAGTTTCAAAAGGCGATGTAGTTGTTGATTTAAAGGCATAGGTGATTGAATATGTCGACAACAACCGTATTAAATGATGTAAAACTGCTTCTTGGTTTGCAAACTGATGATGAAAAGCTAGATACCATTGTAAGACTTACGGAAAGTCGACTTAAAACGCTTCTAAGCGTCCAAATCATACCTGACGAACTAGAATATATCATTACTGAAGTGTCCATCAAACGCTTTAATAGGATTGGTTCTGAGGGTGTTCAAACACATTCAGTTGAAGGGGAGTCAATGTCATTTAATGATGATGACTTCTCTTCTTTCTCTTCTGAGATTCAATCCTGGAGAGACGAGCAAGCCAATCAAAACAAAGGAAAGGTTCGGTTCTTATGAGGTACGATAAACCTATTTACTTTCAAAGATTTGTGCAAGGTTCTTATAACGAGAATACAGGTAACTATGAAGATGATTCGCTTGTAGAAGAAATGGTAATGGCTTCCGTAATGGATACAAGAACTGAAACTATGATGCAGGTATACGGGCAAATCAGACAAGGAAGCCTTACTTGTCATATACAGAACATCTATCAAAAGCCTTTTGATCATATTCGAATCGGTACAAAGAAATACAAAGTAGATTATTCACGAAGACTCCGTACAAAGGAGTCTTTTATTCTGTCTGAGGTGCAATAGATGGCAAAAGTTGAAATAAGAGGATTAGACAAACTGCAGAAGAAGCTAAAAAAGAATTGTTCTTTGGAAGATGTGAAAACAGTAGTCAAACAAAACGGTATAGAATTGCAAAGTAAAACTGTTAGCAATGCAGTATTTACAAAAGGGTATTCAACAGGAGCAACCAAAAGAAGTATCAGGGGTGAAACTCGTGATGGAGGATTCACATACGCAGAAGGCCCAACAACACATTATGCACCTTATGTTGAATTTGGAACACGTTTTATGGATGCACAACCATTTGTCAGGCCTGCGTTTAAACAACAAGTACCAGCCTTTAAATCTGATATGAAGAAACTAGTTAAGTAGGTGATGATATGGATTCGCAGCAGGAATTATTTAGTGCGTTACTAGTGCAATTAAAAAAAGAGTTAAAGAGTAAAGGAATTAGTGTATATGATACGTTCCTTCCATGTGAAGGGACACCGTATCCGTATGTATACATTGGTTCAAGTCAATTGGTAGACGATTACGGAAATAAAACAATGATTCTAGGTACTATCACACAAGTTGTGGATGTATGGCACAACAATCCTAGAAAGCGTGGAGAATTATCGGAAATTATGCAAACCATTAAGGAAGTGGCTAGACAAATTAACCACACAAACAACTTTGCTTTTATGATCCAAAATATCAACCAACGGATATTATCGGATTCTAGTACAGGAGCACCATTGATGCATGGTGTTCTTGAGTTGGATTTCAAGATTACAGGAGGAAGAAAATAATGAAATTTGATTTACAAATGTTCGCAGATAAAGTAATTGAAGCGGTAAATGGTAAGCAGCTTATTTATCTTTTCAGAGTTGCAAAAGATTCAAAGAAAGAAAATGCTAGTGCAATTGCTTTCCCAACAGAAAACGAACGAAACGTTACAAAAGATGCAGATACAACTGCTACAAAAGATGGAACTATTCGTACACCATCAGTGGCAGAAATTGAAATCACATCGACATCTATTATGCCAAAAGGTGATGCAATCATTGATAAATTAGAAAAGGCTATGTTGGCAGATGAATTAGTCGAATGTTGGGAAGTAAACCTAGCGGAAGAAGGAATTGAAACAAATGTCGGTAAGTTTAAAGCCAAATACTACCAAGGATATTTAACAGAATGCTCGATTTCATCTGAAGCAGAAGGATCTGTGGAAGTTGATTTAACGTTTGGAGCAAATGGAAATGGTGCAGATGGATATGCATCAGTAACTAAAGAACAACAGGAAATCGCATCTTACGTTTACAAAGATGTAACTAAAGAAACAGAAAGCGTATAGAAAATAGGGGGCAGAAATTGCCCCTTTTATATTTGTATTTAGAAAGTGAGGACTTTGAATGAGTAAATACATGGAAATTGAAGTAAATGGAGAAATTTATAAACTAGTAGCAGGATTTGGGTTCTTGCACGAGGTAAACAAAAAAGTAACTGTAGATGTACCTAATACAGGCAAGAAAAAAGAAGTAGGCTTGAAATTTATGGTTGCAAGCATCATTGATGGTGATATTGATGCATTAGCAGATTGCATTTTCTACATGAATGTAGGACAAACACCAAGATTAAAGAAAGCGGATGTCGAAAGTTATCTAGAAGACGTTGATGATATCGACAAAGTTTTTGAGGATGTAATTAATTTTTTATCTCAAGCGAATGTGTGCAAGAAAGAAGTGAAGCCACTAGTGAGCATGCAGGAAGCAGAGAAGAAGTAGAAGAAACATTCAATGAATTTTATGAACGTGTCGCTATGACTTGTTTTAGGTATCTAGGATTCAAAAACTTGGATCAGGTAGATAATATTACTCCTTACGAATATCGTCTTTTGATGAAGTCTAAAGAACTTCAAATTGTAGATAAACAGTACGAAATACACTTGCAGGCTTATTTGAATATGGCAGCAAGTGCAAGGAAGCCAGTAGGCAAAAAAATAAAACCTGTTTATATGAAATTCGATAAATTCTTTGATTATCAAAAGCAGTTGGACAGAGTTATGGGTATTAAGAAGAAAAGCAAGTTTGATGGTTTAGCGCAGTTCATATCAGAACAAAAGAAGGAGGGATAACAATGGCGGAAAGTTTTAGCGTTGAGGCTATATTGTCGGCAACCGATAAAAACATGACCTCAACAATGAAAAAAGCTTTAGGAGCGTGTGAATCATTTGGCGATAGAGTTAAATCTATTGTGGCTGGCGTTGGTGTAACAAAGGTTATTGGCGCAACAATGAACGTTCTAAGCTCATCTTTTGATGGTGCTATAAACAGATTTGATACCATGCAATCCTATCCAAAAGTAATGAAGTCTTTGGGGTTCGAAGTTGAGCAATCTCAAAAGAGTGTTGCAAAGTTAAATCAATCAGTTCAAGGCTTACCTACATCATTAGCAGACGTAGTTACAACATCAAAATCGTTAGCTGCAGTTACAGGTAATATTGATAAGGCAACTGATACTACAATCGCATTGAATCATGCCTTTTTGGCAAGTGGATCTAGTTCTGAAGATGCATCACGTGGATTACAACAATATTCACAGATGCTTGCTAAAGGTACAGTAGATATGCAGTCATGGAGAACATTACAGGAAACAATGGCACCTGCATTGACAAAGGTTGCAAAAAAACTAGGTATTGCGAGTGGAAATGCAAATGAATTGTATGATGCCTTACAGAATGGAACGATTACATTTGATCAGTTTAATGATGCAATGATTGAATGTGATACAGAAACTGGTGGATTTGCAGACACTGCATTAGAAGCTTCTAAAGGTGTTAAAACATCCATGACTAACATCAAGAGTGCGGTACAGAACCTTGAACAAGGCTTTATGTCGGCTATGAATAACATGTTGAAATCAAAAGCTATGGGAGGATTGGTTGATAATCTAGAAAAGATTAAATCTAAAATCTACGATTTCAGAAATTCAATCATGGAAACTAAGGACGATGGATTAACATGGGATTTTAAACCAGGAGTCATGGAGAATGTATCAAAAGCTATGGATTGGCTAGCAGACAGGGCAAACAATGCAAAAGCTATGATCCAACAATTCTATGATGGCTTTATGAAAACAGATGCAGTACAAAACGCAATTACAATGTTCGATAAAATCAAGGATGCTATTGGTAATGTAATGGATAAGTTGCAAGACAGTAAAGTCTTTGAACAGTTAGGACAGGATATTGGAAATATCATTGCAAAAGTAGAAGATGTAACTGGTAAAATTGCGGACTTTGTAGCAAATCTTAAAACAGAAGATGTTAAGAAATTTGCGAGTGCAGTTAAATTGTTAGCCGGAGCATTTGTTGGAATTAAAGTAGGTAGCAAAGTATCTAGCATGGTTAGTGGAGTGGTTGCTTCTGCACAGAGTGGCTATTCAAAGCTAAAATCAATCATGGATAAAATCAAAGGCATTGGAGGTACAGAAGGTGCTCTAACTTCTAGTCCTTCTTCAAGCGGTGTATCTGATATTGGAAATGCAAGTATACAAACTGCACAAAAAACATCTAAAGCAGCTCAGATTATTAATTCAGCATTTGAAGGAATTTCAAATGTTATTTCTTCTGTGTGTGAAGGAGCGAAAGGAATCATTACCGGTCTAGGAGATGCAATCAGTAATGTATTCGAAGGACTTGGAAATGGAATTAAATCCGCATTAGAAGGAGTCGGTACAGTTATTGAATCATTCGGTACTGCAATCAGTACAGTAGCACAGGGAATCGGTCAGGGTTTAGCAACTGCATTTACAGGTTTAGGAACTGCAATTGCAATGGTACCGCCAACTACATGGTTAGCGTTGGCAGCGGCTATTCTTGCCACTGGTGCTGCTATGGCATTGGTTGGTTCGCAAGGTGAAGGTTTGCAAATGGTTCTCGAAGGTGTTGCAGATGTTGTCTCTGCTTTTGGCCCAGTTATTAAAGATGTTTTTGAAGGGATTTCAAATGTGATTCAATCATTTGGTGAAACAGTAAGTGGAATCTTAAATTCAGTATCTGGAGTGATTAAATCTGTTGGACAGTCTGCATTAAATGCAGGTAAAGGTTTCAAGCAACTAGCAAATGGAATCAAGATTATTACGAGCCTTAACTTAATTGATATGGGAGCTAGTCTAGGAGCGGTAGCAGTAGGAATTGGAGCTATTGCAACTGCATCAAGTGGAATGGGCGATACTGGCGCTCAAATGATGGCATTAGCAACCGCGTTAACAATGATCGTATCAACTCAAGCAGGTATTGAATCATTATCGGCAACAATTCCATCATTATCAGATGCTTTAAACTCATTAAGCGGAATTTCAGAACCATTAACAGTTGCGAGTGGAGCTATGACTGCATTTGCAGGAGCTATTGCACCAGTTGCAAGTTCTGTAATGACTACTGCAACAAGTTTAGCCATGCTAGTAGCAGTGGCTTCAACAATCAGTAGTGCATTTACAAGTGCATCAAGTTCAACAGTTACTTCCATCAATGCAATTGTTACCGCAATGACAAATGCAGAAGCAAAAGCAACGACATCAGGAACCGCAATGGGAACTAACTTTACTAAAGGGTTAGGTAGTGGTCTTAAAACAGGTGTATCAGTTGCAAAAAGTTCTTGTCAATCAATTATATCTGCATTTAATTCATGTCAATCACGAGCAGAATACTGTGGTCGTATGATTGGTCAAGGATTGGCAAACGGATTAAGAGCGAGCGAAGGTTCTGTTAGAGCAGCGGCCGCTAGTTTAGCAGCTGCAGCTGATGCAGCAATTCAAGCAAAAGCTAAAATCGGTTCTCCATCTAAAGTTACTAGAAAAGATGGTATGTGGATTGGAAAAGGTTTAGTTATAGGCCTTGAATCCATGTATTCTGACGTAAAAAGAGCTTCAGAGGATTTATTATATCTTCCAATGGTAGATGCTCCTAAAATGGCTTTTGGAGGGGTCGTAAGCGACATGAATCCTGAGTACGAATACACAAACAATGCTCAATTGACGATTGAAACTCCACTTTATATCAATGATCGTGAATTTGCACGTGCAACATATAGAGCGAATCAGAATGAGTTTGATAGACACTCTAAATTCAACGAAAGATTGCGAGGTAACAAGTAATGTATGCATTTGTAGATACAGTGAACAGTGGCATTGTCGGTACTAACCTACCGACAGAAGCCATGTCATATAATGGCGTATATTTAGAAAATGAAATTGATGGTTATCGAACACTTTCTGTAACTGGACGTGAGTTAATGGAATCAGAAGTTACGGATCAAGAAATTGATGGAATGGATGGTTCTTATTACAGATATAAAACTACACCTGCAAGAACGATTACTGTTAAATATCAATTGAGAGCTAGAGGAAGTAGAGAATTTCGTGATGCTTTCAATAAAATGAATAAATTGTTGAGTGGTGAGCAAGTAAAAGTCATTTTTAACGATGAAAGCGATAAGTATTTCATTGGAACAAAGACTTCAAATACACAGGTTGATGGCGGAAGCAACAACGTTATAGGTGAAATCGAAATCTATTGCTCAGATCCATGCAAATATTCAACCACAGAAAAAGAATTTACTGCTATTGATGGTGTTTTGAATATTGTGAATGAAGGAACTGTACCAGTTAGTGTTGTTTATGACATCACAACAACATCTGAAACAGGATATATTGGTTTGGTATCTGAAGAAGGAATCATGCAATATGGAAAAATTGAAGAATTGGATGGTGAAACCTACAAACAAAGTGAATGGTTAGCCTCAATTGATGATTTCTATAAATGCAATGATGATATTGGTGGTACGGATGTAATGCATCCAAGTTATGGAACAAATGGAACGCTAGCCGAACACACTTGGTTTGATAAAAAGTTTATTGGATTAGGCTCTGCTGGAACAAAAAAAGGAAATGCAAACGGTGGATTAAGAACATTGGTATTACCTGCAGATTCAAGTGGAGATGCAAGTGGCGCTAAGAATTTCTATTGTTGGTTTCATTTGTGCTTTTATGCGGGTCTTATGGGTCAGACTGGCGAAATGTGTATCAACTTCTTGACTGAAGATGATAAATTGATTTGTGGATGTAATTGGTACAAGACAGACGCAATCGGTAATACTGGTCACTATGAAATATGGGCAAATGGTAAGGTTTTGAAGAATTGGAGTTTCACAACATCTCATTTACAAGCACAGAACCCTTTTTATTACAAATGGGGAAGTTGCGATGTTTTAAAAGAAGGAGCGAACATTAGATTCTTCTTCTGGGCAAGATACTACAACTTCTACATCCCAGAGATTGAAAACATGAAGTGTGCAAAGATTCAAATTGCTTTCAAACAATGGGGAGATAGAAGTGGTAACAAAGTGATGTCAATGATGGGATTTGATGTCATTGATTTTGAAAAAATGAATGTTGAGAAATGGAAAGATATTCCTAATAGGTATCCTAACGGAACAAATATCACGATTGATGGCAAGTCATCTCATGTATATGTGAATGGCATGGCTAGGCCAGAGGACGAAGTGATAGGTACTCAGTATTTTAAAGCACCAGTCGGAACATCAGAAGTTAAAGTTACGTGCTCAGAATGGACAAAATCTCAACCAACAGTTAAAGCTAGAATAAGGGAGGCATGGTTATAAATGGAATACATAAGAATTGCAATTTTAAATCCTTACAATAAGGTTCTAGCGTTTCTAGACAATACTGTGCCTAATGCAATGCATTATTTTAATGAAACCTTGCATACTTATTTAAAAGGCTCATCTTATACATTTGAATTTATTACAATGACTGCACATGATGATGCAGTCTTTTTAGTTGAAGGCAATAAATTAAGCTTTAAACGCAAAGGTAAAGACTATCATTTAACGATCATGAGTGTCGAAAAAGGTGGTGACACAACAACTGTTACCGCCTATGGCCTTTGCTTAGAGTTAACGAATGAATATGTGGATGCATATAAAGCAACTAAAGCAATGTCGTTTGAAGAGTATATAAATGCGTATGGATTTGAAAGATCGTTTATTATCGGTAAAAATGAAGTATCAAATAAGAAGATTAGTCACGAATGGACAGGTACTGATACAGTACTTGCAAGACTGTATTCAATCGCAAATGTATTTGATGCAGAATTAGAGTTCGTAACTCAATTGAATGATGATTATTCTTTGAAGAATGTTGTATTGAATATTTATCGTGCTCATTCAGATTCAGTACAAGGTATGGGGAATGATAAACGCAGTACGATATTGAGATATCCAAACGATGTGTACGGAATCACTAAGACTAGTGATATTACTGAATTGTATACTGCGATTCGTCCAACTGGAACAAATGGATTGCAATTGAACTCAATCAGTGGTCGAGTTATTAGAGATGCAAATGGAAATGTTTTGTATAAAGTTCAAGGTAACAATATACTAGCACCTCAAGCTAGAGATAGATTCCCTTCAACGCTGATCACAAATCATTCAAATGATATGTACGCAGTGCAAATTTGGTCTTATGAAACTGAAAATGTAGAAACGTTGTACGGTCAAGCTTTAGCTCAATTGAAAAAGAACTGTGTCCCTAAAGTTACATATGATGTAGATGCATATATTGATGGTGATATTGGTGATACATTCACGATTGAAGATGCAGAGTATAGTCCTACATTGTATTTAGAAGCACGAATCACAGAACAAGAGATTTGTTTTACTGATCCAGAACGATGCAAGACTATTTTTGATAACTTTGAAGAAAAACAATCACAAATAAGTTCGGCTCTGATCAGTGAAATGAACAAGATGATTGAATTGAAAAAAGTTTATGAAGGTTCAATCGTATCTTCAAATGGCGTTTTGTTTAAGACAGATTCAGATTCAACTAAGTTAACTGCATTGGTAAAGGATGATGGAGTTGATATCACATCTAAGTATTCAATTATTTGGTACAAAGATGATGTGCAAATATCAACAAATCAAACCATTACAATCAGTGCCTCAGACCTATCAGAAAAGGCCGTGTACCGATTTAAAGCTATGAGTGGTGAAATACTCAAGGCGAGTGCAGAAGTCACTGTAATGCGATTACAGGACGGTCAGAATGGAACGAGTGCTTATGTGCATATTGCCTATGCCAACAGTTCCGATGGTCGTGTTGATTTTAGTTTGACAGACTCAAATCGTAAGTTTATTGGTCAGTATTCAGATAGTAGGCAATACGGAAGTGAAGATCCAACTAAATATAGATGGTCAACAATTAAAGGTGAAGATGGTCAGTCGTTTGTAAGTGCCGAGGAACAGTTCTATTATTCGACTTCTCAAACCGAATTAATCGGTGGTGAGTGGTTCGTTGGTAATGTGGTTTATCAGCCAGATAAATTCCTTTGGAAAAGATGGAAGTGTACGTATGCTAATCCAAGTGAAATCAAGTATACCAAAGCTATTTTTGACAACACTTGGAATGAAATTGATGCAAAGATAGGCGAGATTCATACACAAGTATCAGAAGCTAACAATCAATCGAAAGAAGCAGTCAATAAAGCAACACAAGCTCAGACAGATGCAAGTAAAGCGACTGAATTAGCTAATACCGCTAACACTCAATCGAGTGAAGCTAAGAAACTAGCGCAAGATGCGAATACTAGTACCGGTAAAGCACAAGAACAGATTGATGCGATTAAAGGTGATATTACTGATTCAAAGAAACAAATTCAAGATGCAGTAGATAAAGCAAATGCCAACGCTAGTGAAATTGCTACTGTTAAAGAAACATACGCTACAAAAGTAGATTTAACGAATGAATCAAAAGAAATCCACGCAGATGTTACAACTGAGATTGAAAAGAAAGTCGGTGAATTGTCGACTACTGTATCAGAAACTTATGCCTCTAAGAGTGATTTAACAACGCTTGAAGGTAGCATGAACACTCAATTTAAACAAACTGCAGATACAATATCAACTCATGCTAGTTCTATTGAAAAGCTACAAGCAGATACAACTCAAGCTCAGTTAGATATTACAGAGGCAACGAAAAAAGCGTCAGATGCTCAAACTCAAGCTAGTACTGCATTAAGTAACGCTCAGAGTGCTCAAACTCTAGCAGACCAAGCGAAGAAAAAAGCAGATAGTGCTCAATTAAATTTAGATAGTGCTAACAAAGAGTTGGCAGATGCAAAAGCTAATCTAGAAACAGTTACTGGTCGTGTAGATGCAAGTGAAAAAGAAATAAGTGATGCAAAGACTAGATTAACAAGTGCAGAGGCCGATGTAGTACAAGCACAGAAAGATGCAACTACTGCTCAAAACAACGCTCAAACTGCAATCAACAATGCTAAGACTGCACAATCAACTGCAGATACTGCTAAAGCTAATGCAGAGCAAGCTCAGAAGGATTTGAACGCTTTAACAAATCGTGTTACTCAGACTGAAACTGCAATTAAACAGAATGCAGAAAAAATCACGTTACAAGCTAAATCGGTCACTGAAATAAAAGGAATTGCGAGCAGTGCAAACAGTAATGCATCAAGTGCATTAAATAAAGCCAATAGTTTAACTGATCGTGCTAATAGTGGTGAGTTCGACGGACGAGGCGTGGCAAGTACAACCGTTGAATACCAAGCTTCTACATCTGGAACTACTGTACCTACTGGTACATGGTCCACTACAATTCCATCTGTTGCTCAAGGTTCATATTTATGGACTAAAACAACAACTAACTATACAAGCGGAACTCCTACTGTTGGATATTCTGTAGCAAGAATGGGTGTAAATGGTGCGAAAGGTGAAAAAGGCGAAATCGGACAAGCAGGACCTCAAGGGCCACAAGGAGTTAAGGGCGAGACAGGTTCACAGGGTCCTCAAGGTATTCAAGGTCCGCAAGGAGTCCAAGGTGTCAAAGGAGCGACAGGTGCTCAAGGGCCGACTGGTCCTACTGGTGCGACTGGTACTGGTGTAGCTAGTATGACTCAACAATATTACATGAGTGATTCGAAGACTACTCAAACTGGCGGCTCATGGGTTGAATCAATGCCAACGTGGTCATATGGTAAATATTTATGGACTAGATATAAAGTTACTTATAAGAATCCTGCTTCAACGACTTATACAGCACCGGTTTGTGATAGTTCATGGGAAGCAGTAAATGAAGAAACTATTAAGCGACAGTCTGCTATTGATACTAAGGCGAATGAAATCACTTCAAAGGTTAGTGAAACTTACGTATCAAATTCTGCATTTGAGCATTATCAAAAGGATATGTCAACTCAGTTTACTCAAACAAAGAAGGACTTTACGTGGTCAATCAATCAATCGGTAACTGATGCTAAGAATGAGATGAGCGGTCAAATCGACAGTGTAAATGGTCGTGTTGATGGTTTGAAGAAAACTACAGACAACGTAAACAATTACATGATCTTTGACAACGATGGATTAACTCTAGGTAAATCAGACAGTGCATTTAAAACTAAGATTACAAATCAAGAATGGTCGATTCAAAAGAATGGTGCGAAAGTTACTTATATAAACGATCAAACAATGTACATTACAGATGGACAATTTACGCAATCTTTAAAAATTGGTAACTTTGGCTTTGTTCCAAGAGCAAATGGCTCTTTGGACTTTAAAAAGATAAGGTAGGTGATTGAATGGCACAATTTAGTGGAAACATAGGAATAAGCACAGGGCAGTCAGATAAGTATTCGTTATTATTGGATGTTTCTGAAAAGTCTTACTCAATTGAAAATAACACATCTCAAATTGAGTGGTGGGTTGGTATTCGTTCAAATACTGCATATCATAATCACTATGGGTTGTCAGAAACGTATGTAGTTAATATCAATGGCACTGTAGTACACAATGCAGTTCATACACCTACAGTCAATAGTGGTGCTACTGTATGGGTAGCAAGTGGAACAACTACTGTATCACACAATGCAGATGGTTCTAAATCTATATCAGTCAGTGCATCATTTAACAATGCAGATAGAGGAACATATTTACCAACAACAGGCTCATGCAGTGGTAGTTTAAAGTTAACGACAATACCACGTGCAACTACTCCATCAATTGATAAACCTAGTTTAGATTGTGGTAGTGCAATTAAGATTAGTGGTACAAGCGCATCAAGCAACTTTTCACATAAAGTTTATGTAACTTGGAATGGAACAAAAACACAAATAGGAACAATAGCTAGTGGTACAACAACCCCTAGCTTTTCTTATACCATTCCGACAGATTGGGAAAAGAATATTCCTAATTTAACAAGTGGTATTGCTACATTTACATTAGAAACAATAAGTGGTTCAACATCAGTTGGTTCTAAAACAGTAAACGCGACAATTAAAGTAAGAAGTGGTGTCGTTCCTAGTATCGGAACTGTATCAATATCTGATACAAATTCAATTTGCGCAGGAATAGGTCAATATGTTCAGAGTCAATCAAAGTTAAAATTCACGATTGCTACAAGTGGTAATCAAGGCTCAACGATCACATCAGTATCGACTAAATTCAATGGCCAAACGTACAATGGTAGCACGTTCACAACTCAAGCCATTCAAAATAGTGGTACATTGTCGTACACAATCACAGTTACAGATTCACGTGGTCGTACTGCTACTAAGAGTGGTTCAATAAATGTAGTTGCATACAATCCACCTAGTCTTACAAATGTAAGTGCAAAGCGTGCTAACTCAGGCTATGCAGTAGATGAATCAAGTGGAACGTATGCTTTATTGCACTTTAAAGTAGGCTTTACTGGTCTATCGAACAAGAATGTAACATCATTCTATATTCAATATCGAGCTAGTGGTGCTAGTTCATGGACTAAGATTAATTCATGGGCTAACAATTACACATTGAATCAAGATTACAAAGCAGGTAATTTATTTACCTCAACAACTACAACGTATGAAATTGCTTTTGGTGTAAAAGATAAATTCATGAGCGATTACTCATGGCAAATCGTTACAGTCACACCAACTTATACATTGATTAACTTTGGCAAAGATGGAAAATCGCTTACTTTCTTCGGTCAAGATGGTAACAGTGCGAATACTTTAACGATCAATGGTAATCTAGCAATTAATTCGGTCAAAGAAAACACATCATCTGCTAAGCTATTAGTTGCTAATGGCAGTACTGTTATGTATCGTGATTGGAATAAATTAGTTAATTCAATCAAGAGTGCGATGTATCCAGTAGGCTCAGTTTATATCACGTATAACAATGTCAATCCTGGCACATTCCTAGGTGGCACTTGGGAACGCTTTGGCCAAGGTCGAACGCTAGTCGGTGAAGGAACTGGTAATGATGGTAGTACAAGTATGTCCTTTACTACCGATTCACATGGTGGAGAATACAAACATTTATTAACAATAGATGAAATGCCTTCCCACTCTCACAACATTACGCTTCCAGTAAGTACAAATTGGAGTGGCAACGGTGGCTCGGCTTATCAATTAAATAATACAACGACGGATAATATTACTAAGAACTATATAAAGGCAACAGGCAATTCTAACGGCCATAATAACGTACAGCCATACATAGTTGTTTTCTTTTGGAGAAGGACTGCTTAATTTATGCAATCCTTTTCCAGAAATATACTGTGATGTACGGTTGGATGTTGTTGTGAGATGCATCATTACCATTGAGGCCTGTACTTGGGCCAAACAATTTTGTTTCTGACGTATACTGTTTCCAACTGTTAGGTAATGCTACAGTCCATTTTGGAGCATTTGTTTGTGGGTTAGATGTAGTATTTTGAATGTATACTGCGTGCTTATGGCTAGGCATCTCGGCCTCAGTTAACTTATGTTTATACTCACCACCAGCACTATTGGTAGTAAATGACATACCTATGCAGTTCTACGCCAAAAATAGACAGTGATATAAGGTTGCAATAATGGTATTTTCGTTTTCATGTTTTTATTGTGGTCATGAACACCCATTTGATTACCATTGCTATTAAGAAGTGCACCGTAATATATGTAACCTATATCATCACGTACCATAGAATGATTGTATAAACCACCTGTAGAATTCGCAGTAAATGACATACATTGACTATTTGTAATAGTCACACAGCAGCTCAACGCATTTTCGTTTTAATTCCATTTGTGGATGTACATAAATGTTCATTGTGATTGATACGTTAGAGTGGCCAAGCAATTCACTAAGTGATTTGTAGTCACATCCGCGCTCAATGCATCTAGTGGCGAATGTATGCCTAAGCGCATGAAATTTGAGATGTGGTAGGTCAAGTTCTTTTAAGACTCTATTGTAGTAAAGTCTGTATTTGTTAGGTTCTATTGGTTTATCTCGATTCGTTAATACATAGTTATCTGCATCACCTTGAAGAAGTATTGCATAGTGCATTATCCATGTATTTAACGGAATCATTCGAGTACTGGAACGTGATTTAGGTGGTGTTATTGAAAGATGGCTACCATCTTCTTTTGTGTATGTGCGAATCATGGTTTTGCTTATATTTAATAACTTGGTTTGAGTGTTTATATCAGACCATTTAAGAGCGCAAAGCTCACCTATACGGATTCCTGTATGGATGCATAAAAGGATTCCAAAGTTTTTACAATTAATCTCAGATTGGAGGTGATTAATCAATGTTATTTGATTTTCTTTTTCAAAAATCTCTACCGCCTTAGAAGGATGGTATGGTAGTTGAATATCGACTTTGAATGGAAGTGTAAATTTTAAAATTTGAATAATGTCTTTGGCATATTTGAATGATATACCACCTTTTCCGTCTTTACGGCCGTTTTCAAGTTTTTGAAGAATAAACTCCTGCAGAATATCGTTGTTTAACTCTTCAATCTGATAATCGCCTAGTTTTGGTAAAATGTGATTGTGGATCACATTACAATAATTTGTGTAAGTGCTGTATTTTAGATAGATTTTCTTTTCCTTTAACCAGGATGTTAATTTGTCAGAATATAGCATTTTTTGTTTTACCTCGCTTTTCATATTAATAGGAGGATTTTATATGACTAAAGTTCATGAAATCAATTTAAATACAAAGTTATGGAATTTCTTTACTGAGCATGACTTTATTATTCTTGATTTGACTGATAAGCAAATCAATGAACAAGATTATGTGTTATTTAAACAAGTATCGTTAGACGAAGGAAAAGAAACGGATACAGGTTTGTTTAGAATGACACAAATTAGAAGCATCACGACTAATGACGGATTCAAAGAAGGCTATGTGATGTTGAATGTAACTAAATTATAGGAGGAAAAAAGATGATTGATTTTGCAGAATTAAGTAAATATTTTGTTTTAGTGGTTGTAGTGGCTTGTTTGATTGTTGGTTATATTTTGAAAACATCTTTTGAAAGCTTTCCAAACAAGTACATTCCTACAGTACTTGCATTCGTTGGATTAGTACTTAACCTAGCAGTCAGTGGATTGTCAATTGAAAATGCGGTTTATGGTGCGTTGATGGGTTTAGCTAGTACTGGTATGCACCAAGCTTTCACACGATTTATTGAAGGCACTACAGAAGAAAAATAAAGTAGGTGGCTTGCATGAATTTTGTAATTACAAGCCAACAGATTGTATGGATTTGTGGCTTCATAGCATCTATTTGGGGTGTTGTGAAGATTATCAAAGAGCTAAAAAAGCCGAGTGATGATCTAAAAGCTAAAGTTCAAAGACATGATGAATTGTTGCACAAAGACAATGAGCGATTAAATTCACTTGAAAAGATTACACTCAATCAAGAAGGCATCAACCGCAAATTAGAGGAGCATACTCGCATTCTGTCTGACCACGATGAACGGTTAGAAGAGGATAAAAAAAGAGGCGACTTGATGTTAAAAGCGAACATGGCCATCCTCGATGGAATGTTATCGGAAGATGATAAAGAAAGCCTAAAGGCTACACGAAAGGAAATTCAGGATTTTTTAGTCGAGAAGAATTAGGAGGACAGAATCATGGAAGAAAAAGAAGTAAAATTTGAAGAATTATCAGAAGAAGCTCAATCAGAGCTATCAAATGGAAAAGAAGAAGGTGAAGATGAATGTCATACTCAAGCTTAACAAATAAATATATTCCTGCTAGTGCAGACAACTATATGCGCGGTAGAGGAGGTTACAAAGTATGTAAGATTACACCTCATCACATGGCTTGTCAGTGGAGCGCTGAAAGATGTGCTCAATCATTCCAAGTAAGTGGAAGAATGGCTAGTGCAAACTATTGCATCGGCTCAGATGGTACGATCGTTGCTAATGTTGACGAAGAGAATCGTGCATGGACTTCAAGCAACTACTACAACGATTGCCAAGCCATCACAATCGAGATTGCTAATGATAATACAGATACATGGACAATCTCATCAAAAGCTTGGAATGCATTGGTAAATCTATGCGTGGATGTATGCAAACGATATGGATTCAGATTGAATTACACTGGTAATGCGAATGGAAGCTTAACTGAACATAGAATGTTTGCAGCTACATCTTGTCCTGGTCCTTATTTGCATTCGAAAATGCCACAGTTAGCACTAGAAGTAAATGCTAGATTGGATGGTCAAACTGTAGCTCCAACACAACCAAGTACTCCAAGCGCTCCAAGTGGTGAGAAGTACTCTACTGGTACTCCAATTTGCACAAATACATTAAGTGTAAATTGTTATGGTACAGGTAAAGTTTATAAAGGTGATTGGAATGGTACGATTGGTAGAGTGATTAAAGGTGCCAAATATCCGTATCGTGTAGATCGTAATGGTGTAGCAATCGGATGGACAAATGACACAGGTATTGATACCGACCCTCATGTTCCTGGAGGAACTGCTACAAGTACTCCTACAGTATTGAACAGTACACCTTCTGATTTCATCAGAGAAAGTGCAACATTCTATCCAAATGCTACTTTGAAGATTAGAAAAGCACCTACAGAAAAAGGAATTGATACAGGATTGTATTACAGTCAAGGAATGTCTGTCAGATACGACGGATATGTAAAACGTGAAGGATTCGTTTGGATTAGTTGGATTAGCGCTTCAACAGGTGAACGTCGTTGGATGAAAGCTGGTGTGTTAAATTTGAAAGGATACAATACCAATCCATACGGAAGATTTGCTTAAAATTTAATAAAATGATTCAAAATATAAAATAATGACACAAAAGTTGAACTATACTATTTTTAATGACTACTTGAGCCTACGTATAATGCGTAGGTTCTTTTTTTTTATTGATCAAATCATTGGCATAATTTTTTCTTTTTTTTGGCATGATTTTCGGCATAAATTTCTTTAAAAAATAAAATAAATAGAGAATTTGTAGAAAATTTAATACAAATATGAGAATATAAGAATAGCTAGAGACATATATATAATATAGAGAGACTTTTTAATTTTTTTAGAAAAAGTCTATTTTTTTTCGTATAAGAGTAT